AGTTGTAGAAGAACTAGGTGCATACTCTCTTATAAAGTTTACATCCTTCTGAAGTAAAAAATCTTCAGAACCAGACGTTGTTATCTGCAAAGAAAACGAAGCTAGGTAATCAGCAGGTACTGTTAAAAAAGCATCTGATGATGTAAACGCACTTGTTACATTTTTTCTAAAAATATCTAAATCAATACTTTTAAAAATTTTTTCTTCGGCAGCTTTAATAAAATTAGGTAGGTTATTGACAAAAGATGTTTCACCATTATCTGCGTAATCTTGTATAGCTGTCTTTAATGTCGCTAATGTAAAACTCATCTATGTCCCCAATGTTGCAGGTCCCGCAGTGACAGATCCACCACCACCTCTTAGTTCTCCAGTTGTAGCAGTGCCACTACTAGCAGTAAATGTGTATGTGTCATCATTAACTTTTGTTATAGCATAACCAGTAGAATTATTCAAAACAGTTGCTGTAAAACCATCAAATCCAACTGCATCTCTAAATCTTACAGTATCACTTGATGATCTACCATGAGAAGGTTCTACGACAGTTATAGTGTTACTACTTGCAGAACCAGATATAAAAGGATTTAAAATTAATAAATTTTCTACACTAACTTCAGTTCTTTGATCTGGTCTTGGCTCATAAAGTGCTGTTGGATCTGGGCCTGGATAATTAGGCTCTAACTGTGGATGCTTTTCTTCATATTCATCTAATCCTACTTTTAATCCATTCCATTCTTTTCTCATTTCACGCAAACGATAACGAAATCCAGATCTATCTGAATATCCCCATGCTTTTTTTCCACTTGCGTATCTAGCCATTAATAACTCAAATATGAAAGATTAGGTGTTAGTTTAAGAGGAGTACTATTAGCATCTTCGGCTGCTGCTCTTTGAAACTCTTCTTCGTACAAGGTTTTTAAAATTTGTATTCTGTCTGGTGCTTTTTTAATTGATATATAATAAGCAAGACCCGCTGCCATACAAGGTAAGAATCTAAAAGGAGCGTCTGTTGTGTTCGTTAAAGAGTCTGCATCTTGTATTCGTCTTACATAGTAATACACAAGAGTAAAAGAAGCATTTGGTGTTGACCACAATGTTATTGTAGGTATTGTCTGTCGATCAAAGAAATACTGACTTGGTTGACCCGTAGCTGTTTTATTTGGAATAGTTAAATATTCGTTACGGCTCATCTGTGTCAAAGTAAAATCAGTGTTACTGCTATTTCTTAGAACAACTTCTAGTAAATCTACATAAGTAGCGTCTAATGTGTAAGTAGCAGTACCCGAAACAACTGACACAGTTTCTTGCTTTACTGTCCATAAGTTAAGTCCTCTGTTTGCCCAGTCAGCAAACATAAGATTTAATGAACGTCTGGCAGTTCTAGCATCGTAGCCGGTTCTCATCTCTAAGCCACATCTTTCATATGCCTCTTCGATGAGTTCTCCGACATCTAAATCAAAATCTCTTGAGTTTGATGTTGCCACTAGACTTTACCACCCATCTTTCTTCCTTTGATTTTACCAGATTTTCTCATTCCTTTACCAACTTTTATATTAGGCTTGTTTTTGCCTGCTCCTATTGTTTTAATCTTTTTAAGATCCATTTTTTTTCCTGGCATTATTTTTTCCTTTTTCTAGTTAATGACTTTACTCTTCTTGGTTTACCAGCTGGTTGACCCAGCCGATTCTTTTGATTAATCCTACTTCTTTTTTCTTTAGTTGTCATCTCTGATGTAGTTTTTGGTGTTTTAGAACTAATCCTTTTACTTGGTCTGCAATACGGAGTGCTTCTTTTTTCTCCTTTTTGACGACCACAAGCCTTGCCCGTTTTGACATCTTTCCAGTCTTCTTTAAACCACCGTTTAAGAGCTAGTCCAGCTTTTGTTTTTCTTACTGCCATTAGCTATACTTTGTAACCTTGCGTTTCTCGTTTAACACCATGCCACAACCCCTTGCAATATTTGGGTTTTTTGATTTTCTTTTTGTCATTCTTACTGCTTTACCATCTCTAGCAGACATGGTTTCGCTTTTGACTTTCTTTATGGCTGCCATAAGACCACCATCTTTTTTCTTTTTTGATTTTCCATAATTTGCAGCGCCTACCTTACGGCATTTTGCAATAGCTCCTCCAGCATACGCGGAAGGAAAAACTTTAAATTTAGCTTTGACTTTGTGATAACAGGCGTCTTTGGGCATTTAATTTCTCCTCTTTGTAACATCTACAAGACCATCTTTTTCTTCCACAATCAGGGCAGTATTTAATAGGTCTTCCTTTTAATATTTTTCTTTTTTCTTCTTGGCTTTCTCTTACTTCCACTTGAAACGGACTTTGAAATCTGTTTGCTCATCGAGCTTCTCGACATAACCATCTTGTTTACTCCTAACAAAATTTTCCCATAAAGGTTTTATCATTTTGTGATTCTCAGAAACTTTCATCTCTGTCATTGCTGTTCTTTTATCAACCTCAATGAGAGTGCTTACTATCCAAACAATAGAACCTGCAGCAAGAATTACAGAAAGACCATTTATGAAATCTCTTGTATTTAACATTTCCATCTTCTTCTCGCTTGTCTTAAACGGCTATTGGGATTTTTTGCAGCTTTAGGAAATTTTTTCATTTGCCCTGCTGATCGTGCACAAAATGATTTGCGTCTGTTTGCAGCTTTACTACCGGCTTTAACTTTACCAGTAACCGCTGTTTTTAACTTACTTCCAGGGTTGTCTCTTCTATATTTGGCAACACCTGCCGTTGTCATCCCCGCTCCACTTTTGGTAGAGCGGAAATATTTTTTTGTTTTTGGCGGTTGCTTATCTTGCTTTCTAGCCATTACGATAGAAATATAGTCAACTTGTTACCACTGCCAGTGAACGCAGATAGATACGCACCACTCTCTGCCAACATACCATTGTCTGGAATATTAAGAGTGTGTAATCCAGTTGGAAAACTTTGCACTATCAAATTGGATCCACCATTACCGTCTGTTATAGTAAGAGCACCAGCAGAATTACCAAATACGACTATTTGTCTTATTCTAGATCGTGCAGGTCCTACCACAGCAGCGGAGGCTCCTTGATTCACATTAAAGGCTTTTACGTCAGATCTTGTTCCTGCCATATCAAACTCCTATTAAGCTGCATAACCCATCAATTCAATGAATAATTTACCTGCTGTAAAGTCACCGTCTGTAGTTGTACCACAAGTTAAGTATAAAAATTCATCGGCTGCTGGAAGGGCAGTAAAGTAAACTTTACTTCCTAATGTTGCATCACCTGCATTGACCAATAATGTCTCACTTAATCCACTAATAGCACCATCTTCAACACCAGTTCCTTCTGTAGCAGAATGTATGTTAATATCTGGATCACCACCAGTTGGTGCTTCAAAACATTCCATACTACCAGTTAAGATAGTTCCGTTTTGTGCCGCAGTTATCTGACCAATATGACAAACTAATGATGTTCCGTTAACACCAATGATGTCGCCACCAGCAGTAGATCTTAAACCAGTTAAGTCAATTAAAATTCTTGTTGTTATAATACCACCAACTCTTTGAATAGCACTTCTGTAAATAGTTCCAGAACCAGTTGTTATACCAGTACCTGCTTCTGTTGCTAAAGTGTTTGCATCAAAAGATGCGATACCACTTGAATTAATGCTTGATTGTGTAGTGATTGCTCCAGTTGTAGCGTTCTTACTTATTGTAGTAAAACCACCTTCTGATCGGACTGGACCCGAAAAAGTTGTATTAGCCATGTCAATCTCCTTGTCTTGGCAAATGTCGAAGTTAATTCTTCGTCAAGGTTATTTCATTATACATAAAAAAAGGGCGACTGCAAATAGTCGCCCTTAAAAAAACAATTTATTTTCTATGCACCTGGCGAACCAAATAAGGCACGAGGATCAGAGAAACCAAAAGAATATCTTTCTCTTGCTTTATATCTCATATTTCCAGTGTCAAAATCTGGATCCATTGCAGTGGACATAGCCATTCTTTCGAAGTGCTTAAGACCATTAGGTGCGTCTGTCTTAATGAAAAACGCATCTGTATCTGTCAAGAAGTCATTGATGACAAAGCCATTAGGAAGCATACCCATGTTCTTCATAGCATTAGCATCATTGTCTGCTGTTCCAGGTCTTAGATTAGAGTTCAATAATCTCTCTGCGACAAACTGTAATTGTCTTGGAATGATTAGTTTCATTCCTCTAAGAGCGATAATTAATCCTCTTTCATCAACGAAACCAGCGATCTTAATTAAAGCATCTTCTAAAGATGTTTCGTTAAGGTCAGCTGCAACAGAAGGCTCGTTAGCAAACGTACCACCATTTGTTAATGGATGGTTTGTTGCTAATAACGCCACACCGTCACCACCAGCAGTTGCTCCAGCTGTAAACGCATTATTTAATACATTAGCAGCTTTTACTTGCTTAGTATGAGCCATTGATCTGGCAAGTGCTCTCGTATAACGACCAGATAGCTTATCGTAAAGGTTATCCTCTACAGCTTCTTCTGTTATTGAGAACGCCATTGCAACAGTTTCATGGTTATACCTTGAAGTGTACGCTTCGTTAGCATCGTCAAATGTTACTGCGTTACCCTCTGACTTAGTGGGTGCAGCTCCAAATCCACTCAACATTACTTCTTCTTCAAACGCTCTGTCTGATGACTCGGTGTCAAAGATTTCTGAATGTTGACCTTCAT